CCGCTTGTGATGGAGTAGTTGGTTGTTACTGTTTGGCCGTTCTCGACAAAAATATCGTCAGAGCCGCCGCCCGTTGCGCCGCCGCCTACCGCGCCCCAGGCCGCGCCGTTGTAGCCCTCGAACTTGGTCAGCGTGGTATTGAAACGGAAGAACCCGACAGCCGGGGTGCCGTCGCGCTGGGCAGTTGTGCCCGACGGCGTAGCGTTCGACCCTGTGGCGCTGGTGCGTGCTCCCAGGTTGATCAGGCCCTGCGCTGCTGTGCTGGCGCCGTGCCCGCCGTTGGCCACCGCCGCAATGCCGGTGATGTTGGCTGCGTTGCCGGTGATGGTGCTATCCGTGAACGCCAGCGTTTTGGTCACAGCGTTCACGCGCGCAAACAAACCGGCCGTCGTTGTCCATAGGTCGCCGTTCACGGGCGTTGTCGGCGCCGCGCCATGGGGCAGCCCGAATCCCGCCGTGCCGACGGCAGACGCCACGGTGTTGATCTTGCCCGTCATGGTGCCGCCGGGTAGCCCCAGCGCGCCGATTGAGTTGAAGCTAATTGTCTGCGCTGTGCCGCCGTCAAATGTGGTGCCGCTTGCCGCCCCGATGCCAGCGTTATTAAACGTGACCGCCGCTACATTGTTGACGCTGATATTTGCAGAGCCGTTAAAGCTCACGCCGTTGATCGTACGCGCGGTGGTCAGCGTGGTGGCGGTGCCAGCGTTGCCGCTGATTGCGATGGCAAAGGTGGCCGTTAGGTCGCCCCAGGCCGTGCCGTTCCACTTCTGCCATTTATTGACTGCGCTACTCCAGCGGATGGCGTTCGTGGGCAGGTTGGTCGGCGTAACAAAGGCGGGGTCAAACCCCAGCGCCAGGTCGGTGTCCCGCTCCTTCACCTCGGTGACGAAGTTAGCGTATGTGCTCGTGAGCGTTGGGTTAGCAAAGTTTGCGGACATTTAGACGCCTTTCACGTTCCAGCCGACTATTCCCGCAATCCTCGTCCCGGAAGTATTGAACTGCAGAATCTTGAACCCTGTCGGGTTGGGAACGTCAACGAAATTATAAACGGCAATGCTTGCCGTGGTGCCGGATGGCGATAGGGTAATGCTTTGCACGTCAACGAACGGCACATTGAACAACACCGGGGTGCCCGCGCCATCGAGCGTAACGTTACCGCTGGTCGTCGCGCTCACGGCGCTTGTGACCGTGAACGTGTTGGCCGTCACCGCAGTGATGACGTACTGGCCATCTGTAGCGGTGCCCGTTGTAAAGTCCATGTCCACCAGGCTGCCAGCGGCGCGCCCGTGGGCTGTGAGCGTCACCGTGATGGTGGTGGCCGCCTGGGTATAAGTTGCCGCCTGCGACGGGAACACGGCCATCGTGCCAGCGTCGTTTTTCAGCTTCACGTCGAAGCGGACATTTAGGCCGGTAATGTCCACCAGGTCGTCGCCGCCGGTGCTGCCGAAGTCGTAGCGAACTTTCACATATCGGAAGTCGGTCACGAACACAGAAGACAGGCCCGCGTAATCCGTCCAGGCGTCGGTGATCAGCTTGCGCACGCTAATCTGGGGGGTAACTACAGGCGCACCAGATATGACCATATAACTCAGCGTAGCCGTGATTTTTGTGGCCGATAGTACGGTGCCGTAATCAATGGTTTCCTCATAGCTGCCGGTGCCCTGGCTTGGTTGCGCGTAGATTGGAAACCCGGCGCTGACCTGGCTTTGCAGCGTCGTCCAGCCCCTCGTGGTGAAGTGGTCTTGCCATGTTTCGGTAACGGACATCGGCGCCAGCAGCGAGCCGTCCGTGTCCGTGGCAATGTTTGCGCGCGTGCCACCGAAAGCGCTGTCCAGGTTGTATTGCAGCGTGTAGTCCGGCGGCTGGCTTACCAGCGCGTTGACGCTGGAGTTTGCGCCCTGGTTACCGGCCACATCGTAGCCCGTCACCCAGTAGGTGAAGGTGCCCGCCGTGCTCTCAAAAATCGCGCTGAACCGGGCCGACACGCGCCCGATGACAGTTGCCCCGGCCCAGGTCGCCCCACGGCGCAGCTCGTAAAAATCCACAGGCAGCGTCGCGGTGGCGTCGCCCCACTTCAACAGCACGTTATTGTCGATCACCTCTTGCGTGACCACCACGGAAGTCGGCACAGCGACGGAGGCGGTGGCCAGGCCAGCCGCACCCATATTGCCGGACAGGTCAATCGCGGCCACCCAGAAACTACGCGCGCCAGACCATTGGGCCTTGGCGGTGAACCGGGTCGCCTTGATCGTGCCCAGCGACACACCAGCGGCGAAGCTGGCCCCGTAGCGCACCTCGTAGGCCTGCGTCGATAGGCTGCCGTAGATATCGCCCCAGCTCAGAACGACGTTTTCACCGACAAAGCTGGCGGTTACCGTTGGGGCCGCCGCCGCTGTGATGGTGACCGTCGTCGAAACCGCCGCCGCGCTGTAGTTGCCGGACGTGTCCAGCGCCTTGGCCCAGTACGTCGTCGAGCCCACCGGCATCAGCCCGATCTTGAGCGTGGTTGCATAGGTCTGGGCAACCAAGGTGCCTGCGGCCCAGCTCACGCCCTGGCGGATTTCGTAAGTGTCCAAGTCCAAGTCCACGACTCGCGCCCAAGCCAGGGTGACGCCGATGGAGGGGTCCACCACGTTGGTAAACCCGGTAATGTCCGCAGGCGGCGCAGTCTTACCCAACGCCACCAGGCTGCCCAGCGTCGGCTGGCTGATAAGCCCGGCGGGGTTGCGCGCGTAGACCTTGAATGAATAGCTGCCCGGCGTTGCGTCCAGCAGCTCAAATTCTGGGGCCTGCGTTTCGGCGCTTGTCCAGTTTCCATCTTCTCGCAGCCACTCGACCACGTAGCGAAACGCGCCCTCGACAGCAGTCCAGCCCAGATTGATCTTGGCGAATACGCTGGCCTGGTAGGTGTAAAGCGCCTCCGTCACCTGCAGGCCGGTCGGCGCGCTGGGGATGTTATTTAGCAGCGTGTAATCGCGGGCTTGCAACACCAGGCCCTGCTCAATGGCGTCGTACTTCAACGGCTCGTGGCGCAGTGCCGTGATTTCATAGTTTCCGGTGTCTTGGTCTTCAGTTACCTGCACGACGCGGAAATATTGGGCTTCAACGGTGGGGCTTGAAATAACCCAGACGCCCTGCGTGGTAGGCGGCGACGTAAACGCCGGGGCCACAGAAACTACGTTACCGTTCAGCGCGGTAATCGTGCGCGTCTCCACTTCGCCGTTCACCAGCATGGCGTAAATCGTCCAGCCCGCAATGGTCAGCGTCGGCGCCTTGTCCACCGTGATGGCGTTGACCGTTGCCGAAGCGACACGGCCACCCAGGCGGGCCGCCGCGCGGTTGCTATCGGACACCAGGATGACATTGCCGGGGCGCACCACGGCGCCGTCTAGGCCCACGGAAAAAGAAACCATCTCGGTCTCGGTACGCTCCGAGTACAGCAGCCACCGGCCCACACGGTTGGCCTGCCCCCGGCTTGTGCAACCGATGGCCAACACGTTGGCCTGCTGCACGCCGTAGCGCGCAATGCCCACCTCGTCCTCGACGTATTCCACCTTCTGGCGGTACAGGTCGGCGGGGTCGTTCCACGTCACCAGCGCTACTGTGTGGCGTGCCTTGAGGCTGCTGCCCGAGTAGGCAAACTGGCCGCCGATAACGTTCGCTGCGGTGAACAGCGCCACCGGGTCGCTGGGTGCGTCCTGCACAGCGGTGACGGCGCCCGTGGCCCAGTAAGCCATGCCCCGGAAAATTGAGGCAAAGTCCTGCAGCACCTTGTAGGATTCGGCGCGCGTCTGGAAATAGATGTTGCAGGTAAACCGTGGCTCAGTGCTACCGAACCCGTCGGGCACCAGCTCGTCGCAGTAGCGCCCGATCTGGTATAGCGCCCACTTGTCCACCTGGGCCTCGTCGACCAGCGCGCCCAGGCCGTAGCGCTTGTTCGTCACCAGGTCATAAAAACACCAGGCCGGGTTATCGCTCCAAGCCACTTGAAACGTGCCGTCCCAGCTTCCACTGTAGGCCCGGGTCGTTGGGTTGTAGTTGCTGGGTAGCCGTACCTTCAGCATCTTTACGTCGTAGCCGCGTGTCGGGACGCTCTTGAATTGGCTGCTGTCCACCTTGATGCCGACGACCGCCGTGTTCGGGTAGCGCAGTTTGGCGTCAATTATTTCCGTGTAGCTGTCCCACCAGGTTTGATTTGACAGGGCGACCGATGAGCTGTCCGCCGTCAACCTGCGCACGCGCACGTCCCAGGGGCCTGCGCCGGTCAGTTCCACCCGGTAGCTGCGCTGGTACCGCGTGGTGCTCTTGCCCGTTATTGTGTCCGCAAGTACCTGCGCAAAACCGCCGCCGTTAGATTGCAGGTCAATGGCAATATCGACGCTGGTGCCGTTCATATCACCAGTCTTGGTGTCCTGTTTGGTGAGTTGGGGAATGCCGACCGTTACCCGCATCGCATTTATGTTGGCGTTGGTCACCTGGCGCGTCACGCTTGACACGGTGGTCGCCTCGATGGCTACGATGGTCGTGCTCTCAACCGACGTAAAGCCGGGGACGTACCCCTGCGCCTGGGTGCCATTGCGTGACTGCAGTTCAACGCCGGTGAAGTTGTAGCTGCCGTCGCTGTTCTGAATTGGGGTGCCGTCCAGGTAGACGGATTTCAGGCCGTCAACCAGCCCGCCGATTTCGCCCTCGCCGACGGCATCGAGCACATTGGCGAACGCCTTGGAGCGCAGGCTGTCCTTTGCCTCGACGGGGACGCGCGCAGAATTACCGCCGCCTTTGCCGCCACCGCCAGCGCCAATAATGGCTTTGTTCATATTGCAATTTCCTCGGTGGTAATGCCCGCACTTATGACGGCGCCGCCGACGATCAGGCGCCCGTAGCCGATAGGCACCGGCTGGCCTTGGGCGGTGGTGTTTACCGCGCCGCCGAATGCGTAGCTGGGCTGGTTCTCGGGGCGCTCCACCGGGTCGCCCATTTTTGGCATCGGTGAAATCATCTGCGCAATGCCGCCCAAGGCCAGGGACACGCCGACACCGAAAGCAACGCTGGCCAGCGTAGTGGTGCCGAACAGGATGGTGGCGCCCAAGACCGGGACAAAAAACGCCGCCGCAATTAGCGCGGCGCCGATCAGTATTGAGCCCAGGCCGCCACCGGCGCCAGTGATCACCGGGGTAATAGTGATCGTCCGCCCCGCCGGGTGGTGCAGCTCGGCAACGTCCCGCAGCGGCGCATCATGTAGCTTGACGCGGTAACCCACGCCCTTGGTCTCGACCAGGTATTTTTCAATGCTCGGGAAGTTAGCCACCAGGGCGCGGATGGCCTCGGCGGCAGTGGCAACGCTCAGGCGGTGGCGCTTGCCGTACAGCTTGCCGAGTTGCCCGTTAAGGATGACCGTTTTCATGCTGTGCGCCCGGTATATTTTAGGATGTGGGTGTTGTTCTTGCGCCAGTACCCGCCGAACACGTCCCGGCTGCTTAGGCGCCCTTGCACATGGTGCAGAATCATATCATCGCCCAGGTAAATGGCCGCGTGGTTTGGCACCGGCGAGCCGATCTGCATCAGCAAGACCGCGCCCTCGTGAAGTTCGTCCGTGCGCTCAAAACCAGCCTTTGCAAAATTGTCCGTGTAGAGGTTGCCACCGTGGGCCCACCATTGGTCATGCCGGGAAAATTCCAGCAGCTCGATGCCGCGTTCTTGCCGGTACCAATCCCGGATGATGGCGTAACAGTCCAGCACGCCATGGCTGAACACCCGGCCCACCAGCGGCGCAACGTAGCCCGACGGCGCAAAGCTGTGCCAGGCGCCCGTGGGCACGTTGACAATGTGCCAGGGTAGCCCCGTCGCCTCGCACGCCACCAGGTCGGCCTGGCTGGGCTGTGGAGCGATATAGGGGTGGCTGTGCACCACGCCCACCACCTCGCCCTCAGCCTCGGCGGCCTCGTAGTCGTCTGGGCACAGCACAAAATTGTCGTTGCCCACGCCCAGGTTCCTGCAGGGCCGGTAAACCTCGCGGCCCTTGCGGACGATGACTAGGCCGCAAGCCTCGCGCGGCATGTCGGCCATGGCGTGCGCCAGGGCGTCATCGCGCCAGCTCATCGGAGTAACCCCCCAGCTCATCGAAGTAATCCCGCCGCAGGAAATCCACCGTAGGGCAGCTCGGCAAACTGACCGAACCGAACCTTGCAGCTCGACAGGCGCTTGCCGCAGACATCACTTGCCAGCGTTGTGGCCACGTCGTCGGCGTCGTAGTAAGTTGTGCCAGCCCACCCGCATTCCGAGCCCCGATAAGCCCAGGGGCACACGTTCTGCACAATCTGGCGCCGGGGTAACTGCACGCCGGTTACATCCATGGCGGGCGACAGCTCAAACTCCACGACCTGGCTGGTCTCCAGGCTTTTGCGGTCAACAAAAAACACATCGGTCGGGAACTCAGCCAGCGGGTCAGCCGACGGGTTCACGCCACCGGCAAAGTTCACCGCGTCCAGATACTTGCTCAGCGTGCGACGGCGGGTGACCTTGGCGCCCACGATGTCGTCAAACTGCAGCACCAGGGCAGTGATCGAACCAGCTACATTGGCGGCGGCCAGCTTGGGGCGAGCCGCTTGGCCCTGGCCGTTGAACTCGAAGCCCGACGCCTGCACCGGGAATGGGGTGTACTCGTTGCCATTCCAAACGACGGGCGAAAGTAGGCTATTGGTGCCCGCGTGAAAGCGCAGCAGCTCGCCACCGAACGCCGTCAGGTCTAGCTCGAACAGCTCGACGATGGCGCCAGGCGTAAGCCCCTGAATGTCAGACTTGATGGCGTAAACGTCTCCATCAGCATACCCGGGCAGCCAGTATCCATAAACGGCGTATTCTGTTGTCATGGCAGGGGGGCCTTAAACGGCTTCAAGGCCAGCCACGCGGCTGCGCAAGGATTGCAGCTCGGCGATGATGTTCGCCATCACCTCGGAGTTGGAGGCCTGCATGGACTGGTACTTTGGCACCGTGCGCTCGCCCAGTACGGCGGGTATGGCTGGGGTTACTTCGACGGTCTTAAAGGTGGCCGGGGTGACAATCACCTCGCCATCGTAAACGGCTGGCGTGGCCTCGCGCTGCTCAGTAACGGCGGCAATGGCGGGGCTGACCTCATAGGCCTGCACTTCCATTTCATCCTTGGTGCCGTTCACCGCGTTGGGGCAAACCTCCTGGAATTCGTGGGCAATAAAGCCCGCGTCCTTGCGCCCGTCCCGGGACCATTCCCAAGATGTTGGTTTCAGGGCGTCAATAAACTTGCCCGAACCGGCCAGCGGCTTTTGATTGCGTTTCAGCCGGTAGTCGGATGATGTTGCGTAAGTCGTGGTTGTTCCAAGGCTTGTAATTGCCCCCGCATATCCAGAACTTGTTGTTATATACAGACTGGTCGATGCCGTGGCGGTACTAGAAACCGTCACACCTGCTCCACCTGACCCGATGCTAATGCCGACACAATCTTGGGATGCGCCACCTTGAGTAATGGAGACTCTCGCAGCTCCTGAAGTCTGCCCAACCAACAAATTCCCACTAGCATTCAGCGTCATTGCCTGTGTGAATGTGATGGAAGCACCTGCTGTGCCTGAGGGGGCTGTACTCCAATAATGACCACCATTAAATTGCTCGTACTGCGCGGCGGCACTGGTGGCTACATACTTCCAACCTGATCCATTGGAGTTATATGAGTTGGAAGACATCACAACGCTAGTCGTTGCAGCAGAAGCTATAGAAGCTCCCACGCCTACTTGAATGGCTCTGTAAGCACCCCAAGCACTCGGAGTAACCCCCAAGCCGAGGTTGCTTCCATCAAATACCAGCGCACTCCCAGAAGTGAGCACTTTGGAGCCGTTTAGGTAAGGCACGCCAAACGCGACGCCAACGGACTGCGCCTGGCCGAACTCTAGTTTGGCGCTGTTTAGCCCTGTAAAGTTGTTGTCAACTTCGCTGTGCGTGAGCGCCAGGCCTTTGGCCGCGCGGGTCGTAATAGTTGCCATGGTGTGATGCCTTAGAGTTCGTAAACCCGGTTAAATTTCAAGGTGACCGTGTTCTGGTCGTTGCGGTCGAAGCTGCGGCTCCACTCGCGGCAGACCACACGGATGGGGTCGATGGCGCCGGGCGGCGTCCAGTCAAACGCCTCGGCCCCGGCGCGCGTGTTTAGAAACGCCAGGATGGCGCCGGTCTCCAGGTCGTCGCGCACGGAGAATCGCAGGCTCCATTCGTCTTGGCCCGTGTTGATGCCGTCGGCCACGCGCTGCTCGTAGCCGTCGCCAAACTTGGCAACGCGCACGCGGGGTTTGTATCCGGCACTTGCGCCGAAGTCTGGTGTCCAGGTGAATGTTGCCATGGTTATGCTGCCAGCAGCCCGCCAGGGCGCTTTTGGTTGATAAGTTCGGACCGCACGGCGTTGGCGATGGCCTTGCCCAAGGCGCCAGCACTGGACGCGCTTGTTGCCGCCCCGCCCTGGCCGTCCACCGTCACCGGCACCGTGATGTTGTAAACGTCGCCGCCACCACCACCGTCGCCGCTCACGGTAACGGGGATGCTGCGGCCATCGGGCAGTGGCACGTAGGCCTCGGCCATGCTGCCCTCGCCAAACAGCGACAGCTGCGGGGTGCGGGCAATGCCGCCGTTGGCGTATTTCTTGAGCGCCATGGGGCCGCTGTCGGTCATCACGTTGCCGTTCGCGCTGGCCGTAAACCCCATCATGCCTTTGAGCGCCGCCATCAGCGGGGCCATGATTTGGGTCTGGATGATCATCTTGGCCATGTCCTTGAGGATGCTCGTCACCATGTCGCCAAACGACGACTTGCCGGTGAACGCAAATTCAACGAACGCCGCCGACGCATCCTTGCCCCAGCCATCGACGGCATTTTTTAGCTCGTCCATCGTGGTGGCACCATTCTTGCCTAGGCCTTTTAGTTCGTTGTCGGCCTGCTTCGAGGCGCGGCCAAACGTGTCCATCGAAATTGCGTTTGCATCTAGCAGCCCTTTCAGCCGCTCCATTTCGGCGTTGTACTTTTCCAGCGGCGTGCGGGTGTCGTCGAACACGCGCTTGCCAGCCTCGGCCAGCTTTTCCTGCGCTGCGGTCGCATCGTCGGTGGCTTTCTTGGCAGCCTTTAAGGCCTCCTCGCGCTCCTTCTCGACATCCTTCAGCCCAGCACGCTGGCGCATCAGCTCAACGGCTGCGGCAATCTCTTGGTCGCTTGCACCCAGCCCACGCAACCTCAACGCCAGCAGCCCGTCCTCGCCAAATTTCAGCTTGGTGATTTCCTCGTTCAGGCCCTTGAGGATACCGGCCCTTTCGTTCTCGCGGCTATTGGCATCACTTGATGCTTTTTCGCGTGCCTTGTCGGCCACGGATAACTCGTTGCGCCTGCGTATCAGCTCGGCGGCCTTGGCTACCTGTTCTGCACTGGCACCCAGGCCGCGCAGTTTGGCCAGGGTCAATTCATCTTCGCCGCTCACCAGCTTGGTGATTTCGTCGCTAAGCCCTTTCAGGACGGCCAGGCGCTCCCCATCCAGCTTCTTGGCGGTCTTTGCAGCCTCCTCAGCAGCCTTCGCGCCGTTGATGCGGTCGAGCGCCGACGGGCCATTATCCGGTGCGCTTGGGTTTACGGCGCCACGGCCAGCGCCAGCAATTGGGCCCCTCAACGCGGCCATCTGGGCAAGCACCGCACGGGCCTCGGCCAGTTGGTTATTTACAGTAACTAAGTCTTCGGGGCTGAAAAACCGGTTGAACGCTGCGGCATAGGAATCCTTGGTCAGCGCGGCCTGCATCTCCTCCAGGCGCGCGATCTTGGTGGTCACGTCGGTAATGCTCTTGTCCAGGTTTTCGTAGTCGTAGACCGCCTCGCGCGTGACCTGGCGTAGGACTGCCCAGCCCTTGCCCTCGCCCGCCTTCTGCGCCTGCACCATGGCGCCCATGACGCGGTTCAATGAGGGCAAAAGTTCATTCAGCAGCGACTTGGCCAGCGCGGAAGACATGGCGCCCATGCGGTCTAGGTTGTCGTTAAACGCTGCAGCCTTGGCCGCAAATTCATCAGACACGACCACGCCCAGGGCTTGCGCCTCAGCGCGTGCCTCGCGCATGCCCTCGATCACGGGAATCATCTGGGCGCCGGACTTGCCAAAAATTTCGATGGCCAGTGCGGACTTGACCACGGGGTCTTTGATGTCGCGGAATTTGTCGCCCAGGTCTTCCATCAGGTCGATGGACGACCGCATGGTGCCGTCGGCATTGAGCACGCTTATGCCCAGCGCATCAAAGGCGGCGGCGGCTGTCTTGTTGCCGGTGACGGAATCCACGGCTTTGACGGACAACTTGCCCAGGGCCGACTGCACCGCTTCGATGCTGCTGCCGCTCATCTTGGCCGCGAAGTCCAGCTCGGACAGCGCGCTGACGGCAACGCCGGTGCGGTTGGACATATCCTGCAGGGCGTCAACGGCATCAATGGTGCTCTTGGCGAACCCGACAAGGGACTGCACCGCCTCGATGGCTAGGAAGCCCGTCAGCGCGGTTTTGGCGAACCCAAACCCCTTGGTCAGCGAGTTGGCGGCCCCGTCAACGTTTTGTAGGCCTTTGTTAAGCTGGTCGATTGCCTGCTGGCCGGAAACGCTGGCCGCAATCTTTAGCGCGGCGGTCATGTTCATAGCCATCGGTCAATCCTTTTTGTTAATTACCTGCAGCGCCGCCAGCTCCATGGCCTGCAGGTCGTCCATCATCACCAGGGGGTCTGCCCCGTGTATTTTAATGAGAAATTCAGCGGACTGATAATTTAGGCCAACAAACTTAGCGCCCGTAAAAACCCACTGGGTTTGCAGCCGTAAAAACATCGACAGCGCCTCTACATTATCCTCCCACACGCCGTAAAACGCCCGCTCCGGGTCTAGCGTTACTTGGTCGATCATTTCCTTGGGCGCACCGAACGCGGCCAGGTCGTCCGCGCTGTCGTCTTTGACGCCGCCGCCAGCCCAGTGGCGGGCGGCGTCTGTTAGTTTTTTCGCTTGGCGCCGGACATGCTGCTCAGCAAGGCAGTCACCACGGCACCAGACACCTGCGGGATGTCCAGCAATTGGTCGCGTGATTTCTCGCTGAATTGCACCTGCCCGCCGTCACCGTCCACGATACCGGACCAGCCCACCATGGCCTCGCGCGCCAGCTCGGAATCGCGCATTTCACCGCGTTCCACGGACTGGCGGATTTCATCCACGCGGGTCTGGGTCAGGCGCTTGAACTCAGCGTCGAAGGTTTGCTTTTCCGTCTTGCCGCCATCAGTTGGCAACTCCACCGTGACGGGCCAGGTGTAGGTGGCATTTTGAACGATCTTGAACATTTGGTTCTCCAGTAAAAACCCGCCCATGAGGGGCGGGCCGGGTTGTTGACGCAGCGAATTGTTATTTTACGACAATGCTGATTTCGTCATTTCCCGTCGTGCTTGGCACCAGCGTGAGCGGGATTTGCATCATCTGAATGCCGTTCATGTCCTGATACGTCGGGTTGGAAATATCCACGCGGGCCGACGTGACCTGCACCCTGTTGCCAGCCGTGATGCCGTGGGTGATGTCCAGCGCGCCCAGGGTATTGCCCAGGGCGATGCTGAAAAAGTCTTTGGTGGCAATATTCGGCGCCTCGATCACGCAGGTGCCATTCACCTGGCGGTCGGTCATCAGCACATCCTCCAGGCCAATCAGGTTGCGGAAGGCCACAGCGTTGTTCAGGTTCAGCGCCAGCGAAGACAGGATGCCGGAATAGCTGAACAGGCTAAACCCGGTCGTGTTGTCGTTGTTGGCGACCAGCGGGGTCTGGAAAGCCGTGTAGGTGACGGACGGCGCCGCAGTGTCCGTCGGCGCGTTGTAGAGGCCGGTGAACGAAAACTTGAACGTCGGGATTTGACCGGCGGCAATGTTGAGCTCCACATTGCCACGGGCGCCCGTGATCTTATGCAGCACGCCGTCCACGTTGTAGTAAATCGTTGCAGACTTGAAAGCGGTAGAAACCGGGGCGTAGGTGGCGGAAGTAACCGCCAGCAGCGTCTCAGCCAGGCCGCAGGCCTGAAGCAGCGGGCCATATGCGGGGGCCGTGCCAGCGGTACCGGCACCGGCCATTTCAACCTCAAAATCGACCGAGACGTAAGACGAAGCCAGCAGCTGCTCGCTCGCTCCAAGGTAGGGGCGGATAAGGTCGCGGCTCACCACCTCGGCGCTCAGCGGCGTGATGTTTAGGTTGCGCACCAGGATGGCATTCGCCACGCCGGTGGGGGTTGGGTCAGTGCCATAGGTGACCTCGGTCTTGGCCAGAATTGTGCGCTTGCGGCTGAGTAAAGGCATTTATTGCTCCAGTTAAATCGGGTTAGCCAAGTTGCCGTAATTGTGGCGGAACTTGACCAGGTATTGGTGGGTCAGCTTCCCAGCCGTTTCGTCTGCGCTTGCGACCTCAAAGCGGGCATCGCCAAACTCGGTATCAATGGCCAGGCCATTTAGCTGGCTGTCGGCCATGATCAGCGCGTGCACGCTCTGGATTATCGGGTCGGCCAGGGCGTCCGGCTGGTTACCGCGCACCAGGACCGACACCTCAATCGTCAGCGTGCGCTCGGCCTGCATTACCGTCTCCGGGCTTGCTTGGTCGTTTGTCCACGCCAGCAAGACGCAGGGGTGGTTATCGCGGTCTACGGCCTCTGGGTCGCTGCGGTAGACCCGGCCACCAACGCCAACGGTTGCCGCCAGGACGGTGGCAACCCGCTTGATGATGGCCTCGCGCTTGCTATCGGCCATGGTCAGACTTTCGTTAAGACGGCGGCCTTTAGGCGGCCATCGTCCAGCAGCCTGGGCTCGCCGCGCACGCGGAAGGCCAAGCCGTTGACCGTGCCGCTGTCACCCTTGCGGATGCCAATAAGCGCGGTCACGGGGTAGGTAATTTTGTATTCGGTGGAGTTGCCATCACCGCCGAAAATATCGTCGGTGGGCGAATCCAGTATGACGTTTGCGACCTGTGCGGCGCCGCCCGCTGAGGGCGTGAACGATGCCTGAACCGCAAACTCGGTTGCGGAAAAGAACACGCTTATGTCCTCGGCGAACGCCACGGGTTAGCCCTCGACCTTGACGGCCTTGGCAGCCTTGGCGACCGGCGCGGAGGCGACACCGGCGGCCACTAGGGCCTCGGCTGCATCCTTTGGCAGGTCAACCATGGCGCCAAGTTCGAGGGCTTTCCCGTCGTGAACGACGGGGGATTCAATGACAATTTTCACTGTGTCCCCCAGCCGTTTACGCGACAGCTGCGCTGATCAGGTAACCAGCGGTAGCACCGGCAATCACCGGCGCCTCAGCGCGCGTGACCGGGAAATACCAGGTCTTGCTGTTGCGCTCGTAGTAGGGCTCCTCGACCAGCGGGTAACCACCAAGGTTGTAGGTGTAGCCGAAGGTCGGCGTACCCATTGCAGCCAGGGGCGACAACTCGGTGTAGGCCAGGACGACGCTCTTGCCCCAGATGTCGCTGAACACGCCAGCGTCTGTAGACTTGATGCCGTCACCGATAACCACGCGCAGGCCGAACAGCGCAGACAACAGCTCCACGGTAGGAACGTCGCGGCCCGTGTACTTGATGCGGTCGATGATCACGGGGTGCTGCACCAGCGCGCTGAACACCTGCGCACCGATCACCATCACGTTGGGGCGCTTGCCGGTTTGCTGGCGGATGGAATCCTTAGCAGTCTGCACCACGGCCACAGGGTTGCTGGTGCCGGTGAAGTCAGACCACTGCGAAGTGCCGGACAGCGTAACCTTGTTGGAGGTGCCGTAGTTACCAGCGGTCGTCGCCAGGGTCGCCTGGGCGATTTCCAAACGCAGCGCCATGATGTCCTGCACGCCTTTGAGCGCGATCTGGGCACCGTCGATACTGAAACCCTTGTCGTTGGCCAGGCCTTCCTGCAGGATTTCGATGGGGAGCGAGCCCTCCAGCGAGTAGTCCACCAGGCCGAACGAGCTGCCAGCGTAGCCGAGCTGCACGCGCTTGGTTGCGCCGCCGGGGGCACGGGCCAGGTCGGCGTACTGCATGAACGCTTCCTTGCCGAAAGTGATGATGTTGCCAGCGCGAGTGCCGACAGCAACCTGGGGGAACAGGGCGCCACCGACCATCTCGTTGTTGGCGTAGCCCTGAGCGATGCTCGTCAACACGGGGTTGATGACGCGGGCCTGTGCGGGAGTGAGTTGGGACATAGTTAAATCCTGAAAATGGTATGTTGATTAGTTGCCGATGAGCAGGATTTCTACCTGGTCGCCGTCAGCAGCCGCAGCGGCGAGTGCGCGCCCGATGGTGATGCCAGCCGACTTGGTAACGACCTTGCCGGTCGTGCCCACCTCGACGGCCGCACCCTTGGCAATGGCGGCGCCAGCGATTGCCACAGCAGTGCCGAGTACGACCACAGGGACAAAATCACCGATAGCGCCGTCGCTCATAGAAACGCCCAGCGAGGTGGCCGCACCTGCGGGAACGGCGCCAGCGATGGAGACGCAGCGATTGGCCGTCAATGCAGCGGTAGCGAGCACAGACAGGATGACGGAGTTGGTAGCGGTAGAGGCCATGGTTTAGGCTCCTTTCTGAACTGCTTTAATGGCGGCCACGTAGGACACGCCGGGGTTTTTGGACTGGTGATCTTTTGCGGCTGCATCGAGTGCGGCCATGTCAACGCTGGCGGTGAGGACACCACCTGCGCCGATGTTCGCCTGCGGGGCGTCCACATGATCTTCAGAGGCGGCCTGCGCGACAGGCGCGGGTGCGTCGTCGTTGCGGGCCTGTGCCTGCCCAGCGGTGCGGCTGCGCTCGGCGGCGAGCACCTGCACAGCGGCTTGCGGGCCAGACGTTTTGCCGTCGAAGGCCAGGGCCTCGATCAGCGATTCATGGCCTGGCATCGCCTGCTCACGGACTTCGGCAATGCGGCTGCGTTCAGCGGCTGCACCTTCGGCCCGGATAAGCGCGCAGGCCTCGGCATTCTCTGCGGCGAATTGTGCCGCGAGTTCTTGAGGGGTCATTGCGTGTCCTTTCGGAGTTTGGGAAACGACGGGCAACACCGGCTCGTCTGTCGTGGTAGCGCCAGCGGGGGCAAGGACACCGCCCGCCTCCGCCGACACGTTGGGGATGCCGCCCAGCGCAAATACTGCGCGGGTACGGGCGGCGAATTGGTCGGGGTTGGTAGCCATGCGGTCCACCAGGGTCTCAACGGTAGCGATACCGTCGGCCAGGCCAGCATCCACGGCTTGCTGGCCAACAAAAATTCTGCCGTCGGCCATTTTCTCGATGACCTGATCAGCGCTCACGCGGCGGTTCTCGGCCACGGCGCCAACGAAGGCGCGGTAGATTTCGTCTACCTGGCTCTGGATGTAGTCGCGGCCCTCGGCGCTCAACGGTGCGGCGTCGCTGGCCATGCGTTTGAATTTGCCCGCCGTGATTTCCGTCACCTGGGCGCCAGTGCTGCGCGGGTTGTAGCTGTGAGTGGCGACGACGCCGATGCTGCCCATGTAATCGGTCTCGCCGGACAGGTAGACGGCATTGGCCGCGCTGCCCGTCCAGTAACCGGCGGACGCCATCATGCCGGTGGACACCGAAACAGTGGGCTTCTCGGATGCGAGCGCGCGGATTTCAGCCCCGAACGCGGGGATGCCGAACACGGAGCCGCCCGGGGTGTCGAAGTCCAGCACGATGCCGCGCACGCGGGGGTCTGCGCGCATGGACGAAACCTGCTGGGTGAGCATCTGGGCGGACGCGCCGCCGCTCACGCGGGTGAGCATGTTGGCCTTGTTGCTGATTACACCGGCGACGGAAAGGACAGCAATGCCGCCAGGCTCAACGCGGTAGGCCTGTTGGTCGTTGGCCAGGGGGCGGCCCAGCCGCGCCTCGATGGCCTCGATGTCGATCTTCTCGCCGCGCAGGTGCGTGGCGTAGATGGCCTGAATCTCCAAGAGCTTGTCGGGGACGATAGCCCAGGGGGATGTGAGAAAGTCGATCAGTTGCATATGGTGGAGTTTATCAGCACGCGCTGTCGCACTTCCCTGGGTAGGTGCGACTTTCGTGCGGGCCTTAGAAATCTAGGCCCAAACCCTAAACGGCGTGTCCACCTGCACCGCATACAGCAGCAACTTTTCCAGAAGCGCCCCGCGCACGTTTACGTGCCAGCCCGTCAGTGGGGCCATTTCAGGGGATTCCTCCAGCAGCCTGCCCGTGGGCTTGTAGATGATGCCGATGGTGTCGATGTTGCCATCGTAGCCCTCCAGTACGGCGGTGGCTTCGTCCTTATCAGCAAAACGAAGGCAGAGGTCGCCCCACTGCGGGGCCTCGGGCGTGATGAGTTCTTCGGTCATGCTGTAATGCTTTGTAGTTCAGAATTGAAGAGGCGGCGGGGGAAGTAGGCTATTTTCTGGATGTGGCCGTTAAATTGATTTACGACACCATAAGAAGAACTAAGACTGGCCTGATTAACAACAGGGATATCTCCTAAAGAATCGCTTGCTCTTAGAACTCCATCACCTGCAAGTGCGAAGTCATTTAATTTGTATGCCAGTGCTTCCGCGTACAAAACACCAGCGATACCGGTGCCGCCGCCGGTTAGAACAGCAGAATTAATACCCCCAGCAACTACGATACCCCTGTTTCTTTGGGTGCTAGATATCCCGGTTGCAATAAGGTTGCTTGATGTCCCATCTGACATTGAAAATGTGTAATCAAATGCTGAATCACCGAGGCAATCGTACTTGGAAAAAAGTGTCCCCTCACTCTGGTTGTACCAACTACTAAAATTAGTTCCTGCTATTAATGCCGTATCAGCAGCACGTGTTACTTGGCTGGCTACTGTGGGGATGTAGCTGGTGGGGAATGCTGCGTTTTCTTGCTGCGAACCCCATACATGGACATCAGCGTAGTCAGATGTGCCTTGCGCTCCCCGCAGTCGCAAGTACAACACACGATTTGCGTCAATTGCGCTGGCTATGCGTATTTCAAACTTATTCCATGTTGGGGTAACGGTAATTAAAGTTGGGAATGCAGCACCTTCAGAAATCTGACCATTAAAATTTAGCTGCATCAGGTAACTATTAGATGTAGCTGATTTAAGCCAGATAAACGCAGAGGTCGGCTGACCAGTTACCGTGGTCGGTGATCCGTTACTGATGCTGCATTGGTCCGTCGCGGTTGTGCCAGCACCTTTGTCAAAAACAATGCGGTCTGCGGTTAGAGTGCCATTGGGCGCAACCGCTGTGTTAGGCGTAACTACTGGGACACTCCCCGTTCCGGCTGCTACTTTTGCCCAAGCAGCATCATCAAACTGCTCAGAGTACGTCAGCAGATTAGTCCTCTGTTCCTCAATCAGCAGTCCCTTCGGAGCCTTTGTCACAAGGTCGTAGTCGAAGCGAGGGCCATTGTCCGCCACTGATTCAATAAAACCTGCACTGTTGGTGCGTGTGGCACTTGAAGCCCTTGTGAAAGTGATGCGGGGGTCGAGGGTTTGATCTGGGCGCGTGAAATCAAGGTTTAAGGATGCATTGGAAAACGGGCTTGCCGTTCCAAGCCGCGCTACCGCAAGAGAAATGCTAGAAAGCTGCATGGCTTAATACAGCGCAACGATGTTCGATGCTGTCGTGTTTGTTGCGTTAACCCGCTTTACTCGCACCGGCAGGATTTGCCCGGACTGTGCATTTTTAAACGTCACTTCCGAATCATCAGGCATCAAGGCAACCACATCGCCGCCGGTACCGATGTATAGCGCGCGTGCAATGCTCGACAAGTTCGTGCTGTCGCTGGTGGTCACCGCACCGGCATAAACAGCCGGTGTGCTTGTGTTCTCTACGTTACTCAGAGGTGTTGCCATAATTTTCTCCTAAAAATCAATCGTTGCCCGTTTTCCGGGCGTTGCGCAGGCCACTTACTGCAGCTTCTTGGCTATCAGTTTCGGCATCTTCGCTTTCGTTTTCGTTGTTGTCGGGCGGCGTGCCGGGGCGACCGGCGGGGGCCGCACCGAAGCCACCGGGGCTGCCGGGCTGCATGTTGACGGGGGCGACCAGGCCGCCCTCCTCGCGCGCCTCGCGCTCCTCGACTTGCTGGCGGTGCTTGGTTTCCCAGTCGCCGCCGTCGTAGGCCACGACTTCCTCAGCCAGGGTAGTCAGGCCGATGTCCATGCGCTCGCGCGCTGCCTTGGCTTCCTTTTCCGGGTCGATGCTGCCGGGGCCGTCGCCGTTCCACTTGGCACCGCACCAGGCGTTGCGCACCATGGGGTCGGCAAAGAATCCGGGGGCATCCACCAGGCCATTGGCCACGGCGTCGGCCAGCCATTCCTCGTAGACGGGCTGGCACAGCTTGGACGACAGCCACTCACGGCGGATGCGGAAGGTGCGCCAGGCGTCCAGCAGGGCGGCGCGCGCGGCGCTGTAGCTGCTTTGGAAGTGCTTGGTCAGTACCTCGTAGGGGATGTTCAGGCCGATGCCGATCTGGCGCATGACGGCGGACACGAACGGGTCAAAGTTCGGGTTCGGGCGGTTCTGCACCGGGCTTTCAATTTCCTCGCCGGGCAGCAGGTTAACGACCGTGCCACTTCGCACGGTACCGTCCCAGCGCTTGGCGTTGTCCAGGTATGCCTTTTGGCCTTCGTCGTCGAACAGGTCGGTAAACGCCTCGGGGTCCATTTTTGCGAACAAAGCCATGGACGCGCTGTTGACAGCGGCATCCACCTCGGCGCCGCTGTAGCGCGTGAGCTGCTTCAACGTCTCGATGATGGGCGCCAGCTCGGGGATGCCACGGGTCTGGCCTGGGCGTAGCTTGCGCATCAGGTGTATGACGTTGCGGCGCCCGGACTTGCCCCGCACATCGACGCGCGTCCAGGCGAGGTCTTTACTAGCCAGGCCACGGCCTGGGTGGCGGTTGGCGATATGCACCGCGATGGGCGCGCCGCCCTCGTTCTTTTCGATGCCCGCCGTCAGCGTGTCAGTATCGGCAACAAAGCGCGGGTTACAAATGCGGTCAGCCTCGATGACTTGCAGCGCCAGCCGGAAGGGCCAGGCGTCGCGCTTGACGCCCGCGAGGACCACGAAGCTGTCGCCGGATTCCAAGCGGCTGCGGAACGCTAAGTCCTGCAGTTCATAAAAATTGAGCTGCCCTTGGGCGTCGGCAAATTCGTTGCCCGCCCACATGCCGAACAGGCGCTGCGTCTTGGCCTGCCATTCGCTGGCGTCTTCGTCGTCCAGGCCCAGGGTGGCGGTGTCGATGCGGGACTGCAGCGACAGGCCGGTGCCCACCACGTGCGTCACCTGCGTTTCAATGGCGCCGCCCGCGATGGGGCTGTTGCGCACCAGGTCACGGCTGCGGGCGCGTAGTTCGCGCAGGTCGCGTATGGCGTCCGTGTCGCTATCGCCCACGCCGGGCTGCCAGTAGGCCAGGTTCTCTTTGTAGCCCGCCCCGGTGTATCCGCCGGTCATGGCCATCACCGTGCGCGCCTGGTGCCGCTTGAGTGCCCACTGTGGGGCAAGCGCGGCAATAGCGCGGTCAATCGCGTTTTGGGTTGGGGCTTTTTTCATGGTTTAGAAGTTCACACGGGGTGAGATTGCACGGCGCACGCCAGTGGCGCGGGCGTTGAGTTGTTTCACCCGCTCGTTCCACAGCGTGATGCCGCTTTGAATGCTTGCCAGGTCGGCGCGCTTGAGCGAGCGGCCTGCGATTTCGTAGCTCTGCCCCATTAGGACAGCAGTCTCCGCCGCCAGGTAGGCGTCTAGTTGGGCTTGCGCCTGTGCGAGTGTGATTCCGGCCATAGTTCCTCGATTCTAGCGGGCGTCGCTGTCGCAGTGTTCTGCGTCGCGCGACTTTTTGCGCCTGAGTAGGCGGTAGATGGTGCTTCGGTGCACCCCATTATCGGCGGCAATCGTAGCCACCGGCTTGCGCGCGCGCAGGGCCGCGTCCACGCTGGCGCTGGTCACCGGCGCCACCGGCGCAATGCGCAACACCTCGCCGCCGTAGCGCTGGCGTAACTCGGCCTCAAAGCGTGCCGCCACGCCGGGGTTGAGCACCAGCATATCGGCGGCCATTTGCGCGATGTCGGCGGCGTAGTCGGGGCGGTTCATGTGAGCCCCAAAATGTGATGCACTGCGTCTGTCTTGATCATGACCGCTTCCACCCCATGAGGTTGACACGCCCAGCAACAACCGACGACGGCTGCTCCTGATTTCCGGTGTCTCCCGCAGATTCTACGGTATGAGCAGGCTGCGCCACCAGTCTGGCAGTCATTTGCTCGTAAAACGTTGACCGGTTGTGGCGCGTCTTGACGTACTCCAGCGCTGCCAATGCCAGCACTTCACAGTCCAAATCTTCGTTGTAGTCGCTGTCCTTTTTGACCCACACTCGCTTGGGGAATCCGTTTACCAGCTTCACGACTTGCCGTTCGCTCGTGAGCTGCTTCCAGTATTCCTCATCCAGTCCCAGCGGCCAGTGCATCACGCCAGGCCCACTATCGCCGCCCAGGCGCAGCCGCGCGTAGACCATCGCTTTTCCCGTATCACTCCCCACCGGCCACAGATCGACGCCGCGCTTGATCGTCTGCTTCCGAATGTTGATGTCCTGCTTTGTTGGCTTGCCCAGCAGCGCCTTGCCCGCGATGCTCTGCCCCTTTGTCGCCAAGACGTGCCGCGCTCGGTTATTCCGCGCGAACGCATACACGTAATGCGTCGTCTCGCCGTCGCCCGAGTCCACCGCCGCAGCATACGGCCTCAGCATCGCGCCACTCGCCGTCTGGTATTCCTGATTGACTGCCTCCAATACCTCCCGCCACAGATCTGGCTGCGACTGGTCGCCATAAATGATCTTGCGGTCTACCAGCCAGCTTTCGTCGCCTTCGCCCCAGGCTCGAATCACGATCTGCGCATAACCTCCGCCGCGCCGCTGCAAGTCAATTCCCGCCGACAGCACGACGCCGCCTTTCGGCACCTCTCCGATGGAATACCCGCCAGCTCTGCTCGACAGTCCGGCAGCATCCAGGCGCACCGTGTTCTGATCTTCCCAGGTCTCGGCCAAGATCGTGTTTACAAACACCTTCAACTGCGCCGGGTCGCCCGCGCACGCCTCAAACTCCGCCAGAATGTCCACCCACGACTTCCAGCCCAACGGCGAATACAGCGACGACAACTGATAACCCCGCGTCTTTGCGTCGCCCACCGCCGTCGGCTGCCACTGTCCGCCCATCAGCAGCTTTGTCTTGTGGTGCTCCTCCATGATGGCGCCGCAGCCATCCCCGCCGCACTTGTAACCCGCTGCTGTTTTTCCCTCGTCCAGCCAGATCAGCCGATACTCTTTTGCGCGCGGGTCGTTTGGGTCGTCCGAATACCCGCGCCAGCGCAGCCACTGTCGATGACCGCAATGCGGGCACGCCACGAAATACCGCCGCTTGTCGCTGCGCTCGTATTCTTTCTCGATGCGCGACACGTCTTTGATCGTCGGCGTGCTGGTGATCAGCACTTTGCGCCTGCGACCGAATGTCGTCGTTCGTTTAATCGCCAGCGAAACCGGGTCGCCCTCGTCGTCCACGTCCAGGGGGTATGCGTCCACCTCGTCTAGAAATAGATACCGCGCAGGCATCGAGCGCAGTCCGCTGGCGCTGTTCGCTCCCGCCAGCACCAGGACGCCGCCCGGAAACTCTTTGCTCAGCAGCGTGTTTCCACTGTCCCGGCTGCGACTTTCCGCAAACCGCTCCCGCAGCGCAGGCGTTTGTTCGATCATGTCCGACAGCCGCTGCTTGCTCAACCGCTTCGCCATGTCTACCGTCGGCTGCACCGCCATCATCGGCCCCGGCGCATGGTGCGCCACGTAGCCAATCCAGTTGTTTCCAGTCTCGGTCTTGCTCGTCTGAGCTCCCCACATCAAAACAACAATTTCGGTCGGGTCGGTCACCGACAGGCTATCCATCGGCTCCCGCGCATACGGCGCGCGGTCGGTGCGCCAGTTTCCAGGCTCCGCCGCCGACTTGCTTCCGAGCCTGCGATGCTTATCTGCCCATTCGCTGACCAACAGCAGCGGGTCAGGCATGAAGCCAGAGGCCCAGCCCTCCGTGTACGGTGCAGGGTTGGTCATGCTTTGTCGGCGCCCATAGAAATGCGCTCGCATACGCGTCGGATTTCTTCACGGATGATCGAGCGCACAGCGGTCAGGTCGGTTTCGCTGGCAAGTATCGGGCTCAGCCGATCTTCGATTGTCATCAGCTCGTCGCGTGCACCGCGCGCCAGCTTGAATGCCTGCGAACGCACTTCCTCGGCTTTCACCAGGATGCGCTGCTGCTCCTCATAATCTATCCGTGCCAGCCTGGCGTCGTAGATCGCTTTTGCTGTCTTGGCCTCATTCAGCGTCATTGCGTCATGAATTGCCACATTGCCTTCGCCGTCAAACTCCATGTTCGCCGGCACAGCCTCGTTGCGTTTGAGCGCGCCTCCGTGCGCCTGGGGTTCAAAGTGAATTTTCACGTCGTCCTCTGGCGGCTTCCCATACTTCGCACGCCTCGGACTGCCTTGGCTGCCGATGTGCGTGCGCTTGCTGGCGTCGCTGTTGGCATTCCAGTCTGTCTCGCAGTCAGGCCAAGCCAGCAATGGGCGGTTGCTTTTCTCTGTGTGGCCCGCCACCTTCACACGGCCTGCGGCGATGGCCTTGCGAACTGCCGTATCAGACACTCCAATGCGTCTACCAGCCTCGCGGATTCCAATTAGTTCGCTCATGTTTGCATTGTATAGGTTTGCGAACTTGGTTCGCGAACCAGGAAAGCATTTACAGGGTTACAGCAGAAACAACTGCTTCGCGCCTTTTGCGATGTTCTCGTGTCCCCACATTGGCCGAAGGTTTCCAAGTCCCCAGCAGACTCGCCATTGATCTGCGTCTGCCAAATTGAATGCGGCCTGCGGCGTGATGTGGTCGATGTGCCAGTCTGCCATGTTGTGCCACGCCATCCCTGGGAGGAATTGACGCTCCAGGTGCGTGCGCAATGCAGCAATGGTGTAACCCAGAGCATCTTTCACCGTTGGCGATTTACCGCCAGCCTTTAGCGCCTTTCGCATAGACTGCCCAATCGCGTCGCGCTTCTTGGCCTTGTGCGTCTGTCGATAAATGCGGATGTGCAGTCGCTCACAGGTCTCGCATAAATGCTGCCAACGCGTGCTCCTTGTTTTGTTAAACGAGTGGATGCTTCCACAAGATTGGCACTTGTTGACGCCAGCGGTGCGTCTAAAGTGTTTGGATTCAGCCACAAGCAACAGTCTGGCGCGGAATTCTTCAATCGGCGGGCGATTTCCGTTTGGGTACCGCCTTATTGCTTCGCAGCAGTTGCAAATAGTCTTCCCGGCGGATTCAAACCACGTCGGAAAATTGTTGTCGCATTTTCGGCAGGTAAATTTTTCCATGATGTCTCGTCGATGGCGTCTAAAAATGTGCGCGGCGAGCAGGTAGACGACCTGCGCTTCGGGGATCAGCCTAGCCGCGCATGGTCATTATGGCAGCTGGTTGGCTAACCCACTGGTCAGACTGGCACTAGATGAAAACCGGCGTTTTGCGTCACCCCCGAGCACTCTGGGGCTGGAGGTACCTAAGCACGGGGGGTAGGGGGCAGGCAGGGCGGCCCCGTCCCTGCGTCGCGCGGCCTTGGGGATGGGGTAGGTAGGGCATAGGCACATCGTCGCGATAACGCCGCCGCCATGGGCTCAGGGATAAGGGCATCCCAGTGCGTCCATTTCCCTATATACCTTCGCAATGGGGCGACGCTATAACCTATCCCTTTATAGGTTCCACCATCCCACCATTTCATTCATTTAATACATAAGATATCTATAGGATACCCTAAAGGGTTAAGTAGTTGATTTATAAGGTAAATGTCCAAGGGTATCCCCCAGTGCCATCAGGGTAACGCATCCTTCGTTGGCAACAGATACAGGTTTCGCCCGTTGCTTTTCATAGCCCTCCGCCCAGTCACATGCGCTAACGCCTTCCCCATTTGTGTCTGCTCGCCACGATTGGGACTGGCGATGCCGACAGCCTGGCACGCTTGCGTTGCTGTCATGCGCAGCCCTGGAGGATTGCGGAAGTTAAAGGTTGCCCGCAATGCGTCCTCCATCTCCGTGCCTTGATGGGTATGCCCATTCCCGGCTTTCTTCTTCCCGCCCTCTATTCGGGTGAATGCTAGCAAGACATTGGCCGTGGTTGCCGCGTCGATGCCCACAGCCAGGCATGCCGCTTTTAGTGAATCAGTATATTTCATAAGTTACCTTTAGTTGTTGGTCACCCTAATCCTAGCACAAAAAAGCCCGCGAACTGCGGGCCTGGTGGATGGTTGGTGTTGGTCAGTTGCGCCTCATGGGCACCAGCGACAAGTGCTTGCCGTTGCTCTTGCGCCGTTGCCCCCCGTTCAGCTCGTGCAGTATCTGCCCGGTCTGGGTAACGTCCGCCCGCGTTGGCCTGTCGAAGCCTACCTCGGTCATAACGTCCGTGGCCGTCATCCAGCGCCAGGAGCTTTGTGGGTCTTCCCAGTTTAGGCGGGTCAGGATGCGCTCGCGTATTGGGTCCAGCACCTCATGGTCTTTGTTCTGGTCGTTCAGCGCCTGCATTTCGTCGGGCGTCAGATACCAAGTCTCGCCCTTGGCATACAGCGTCTCGTAAACCTCGGCCCACACCTGTTGCATATCCAGATCGTGGTCGTGGTTGATTGCCTCACAACTGATCGTCCAGTAGCGCCGGTTGCCCGTCGGGTCGTGCAGGAACTGGCGCGGGTTAACGCTGGCAAAGAACACCGTCCGCCTGGCGTACTCGCTCTCCATCTTGGCATAAGCCCGGCGCAACACGTCGCGGTCGCGGGTCAGGAACGATTTAAGCTGCGCAATATCCGACTTGCGGAACGTGGCGTCCAGCTCGCCCAGCTCGACCAGCCAGTAAGAAACCACCTGCTTCACGCTGTCCCGGTCATCAGGACGTAGCATCAGCCCGTCCTGGATAACACCCAGGTGCGCGGGCACCAGGCCCTTGAACCACTTGGTCTTGCCTAGGTACTGATTGCCCTGCAGCACCAGCACGCCGTGCGCGCTCACGCCGTTGGGGTTGAAGGCCGCCGCGCATGCGCTGATCATCCACCGGCGCATCATGGCCGCCTTGATGTCCCAGATACGGGAATCCTCGCCCTCACCCTCGGCCGTGATCGTGTTGTACAGTGCATTGAGGCGCGTCACGCCGTCCCAAGGCTTGGACTGAATCCACGTGGCCACCGGGTTGTAAAGGTTCTGGTCCGCCATGTAGCACAGGAAGTCGCCCAGCGGCCCGTTAGGCACGCCAAACCGCGTGCAAGCCGACGCCAGCCAGGCCAGCGACGCATTGGCCCGGTTATCCACGCTGAACCGCGCGCCGGGAATGATTAGCTCGATGTCCTTGCGAATGACGTTGTACCGCACCACCACACCCAGGCGGCGGCACGCCTCGGCCACGTTCTCGATGGTAGCGATGGGCCGCCCTTTGCCGTTGAAGTCCGGGAACGGGCTGAACCAGTCCACAGTAGCATGGTCATGCTCCACCACAGCAATGGCGCCTGGGGTGTTGTCATTGGCTGGAGCAGATACCGGGGCCGCCACCGGTGCGGCCTGGGGCACCAGTTGCGCCAACACCGCCGCGATGCCCTCGGCCACGTGCAGGTCGTTGAAATCCGTCGGCCTGCTGGCCAGGTCGGCAAACTCAGGCACCACCAAGCGGGCGCCCACCTCACGCGCCGCCTGGGTACCGTAATGCACGCCGGGGTTCTCAAACGGCTGGGCCGTCCAGCGGTCATTGTCAGCCGCCACCACCAGGTTGCCCCGTGGGTACCGCGCCCGAATCCGCTCAGCCACCGGGCGCAGGTTGCCCGCATCAAACGCCACGATCACCGGACAGCCCGTCGCCTGGTGCACGCTGGCCCCCGTGGCGTAACCCTCGCAAATATAAATCGTCGGCGCCTGCTCATCGTTACCGGGCTTGCCGATGGCGTAGAAACACCCGCGCTTCTTGCCGCCGGGCAGAAAATCCTTGTCGCGCCCCAGCGGGTTGTCCTTAGACGGGAATATGGCCTGCAGGCTCACCACCTTCTTGCCATCGCGCACCGGCACCAGTAGCGCGTCCTCCACGGCCACCTCGCGGTCGCCAAAGTCCCGGCGCCAGGTAGCCAGCCGTAGGCCGTAGGACGCCACGCCCTTGCGGGCCAGGTACGGGTGGGCGGCGCCGTTGGGCACCTCAGCACTCGCCTCCCACATAATCGCGGCCAGCTCGGCAGCCTCGCCCTGCACCTGGGCCGCCATCGCATCGCGGGCCGCTTGGGCCTCAACGCGGCGCCGGTCGATAGCCTCACGCTCGGCCTGGCTGATTTCGTTCGGCTCCTTCGCGCACCACGTCGACTGCATGCCCCGCTTCCAGCAGCCGAACTCGCCCGCTGGGATGCCGTCCGTGTACAGCACGAACCAGCCGGTCATCGACTTGGGGCGGTCGCCCGAAACAGTAAAGCGCGTGATTTTGCCCGCGTCGGGGACGATCTCCCCGGCATAAGGTAGGCCAGCGTTGGCCATGGCGTCGCGGAAATGGTCGATGATCGACCCGTGCGACAGGGGGTGTGAATTCATAATGCCTTGCTGAGTTGGCGGCTGGAGTAAGAACGCGCGGGACAGGCACCCAGCAGTGCTTTTCGGGCTGCAGACCCTAGTCCGTTGCGAAACGGGGGATTATGCGACCTGGCGGGTAGCGTCGCGCAGGATGTGCAGGCTGCGCTCCGGGATGTACCGGCTCGGCGTCCGCATGCGGTACAGCCGCACGGTGTTCTCCTGCAGGTGCAGGATGGCGCACACCGCGCGGATCTTCTCGATGTTCTTGCCCGGCAGCGCGTCGAACAGCCGATTGAACTCGGCCTGTCTTTCTTGTGGTGTCATGTAAATGGTTTTCTTTCAGGTGAATCGGTAGCGCACATTGTACGGCGCAAATACTCGGGCCGTCTTGATGCAAACGGTTTGCCGTTACGCGCCCACGCCGTGCAGCTTCTCAACGGCCCGCACCAACTCCACCGGGTCGCAGTGCCGGGCGTACATGTTGCGGATGGTGCCGGGGGTTAAGGGCTGGCGGGGTGGCTGTGCCAAGGCTTCTTTGATGGCGGTTATGGCTGCTTTATCTACATCGCAAGTTCCCTCCGGTTTTAAGCCTGAATACGTCAACGCCTCAAGCGCCAGCCTCAGTGCTTGGTTTTCGGTCACGCTGCCCCCTTGATGCCGTGGGCGGCTTCGATGGCTCGGGCAAAGTTGAGCCAATCGGTGTCACTCAATGGATACTTAATATTTGGCTCTGCAACATACCTATCTTTCTTGTGCAAAATCTGCTCAGTGGTCAGCGGCTGGCGCTCTTGTGGTGCAGGCCGCTCGTAAAGCGCCGTAGCGCCTTCGTCCGTCTCCGCACAGTCAGTCCAGCCAAACGGTTCAGCTTTGAAATACCCGAACGGCTCCTGATCTCGTAACGCAACCTCTTTAGCGATCGTCTTCCTAGCGCCAGGAATATGATCTGGTTGCGCCAGGGCTGCTTTGATTGCAGTGATGGCTTTGTCGGACTTGATGCCGATGTCTGCGTGTGCTTCTAGCGCCTCAAGCGCCCGCTTCAATGCTACGTCCCGCGCGCTCACGTCCGATACCCCTTACTTTTCACCGCTAGAAAATCATTGGCACCACTGCGCACCGGGTCGTTATTTGGCGGCACGTAGGTGTCCGCATTCTTCCATGACATCGTATTTGGAAGCGCGGCGTTTTGGTCCTTAGAAGACGGAACAAAACCCGTCCGATACTTGGATTGTTCCTTTTCGCCGGTCGTCCTTACAAACGACTGCACAGAAATTGCATGGGGGTTCACCCGCGTGGCGTTGGCCTTCAAATTATTGTTCAATCTTCGTCCCGTCCTTTCAATATTTCAATTTCAATCCTGGCCATGTCAGCCGGTGTAAGTTTGCGCGCCAGCCAGGGTGCAGAGCGCCCCTTTGTGTCGCAAACCCGGAATAATATTTCCGGCCCCTCGCCCGGGTAACAGTCGTCAGGTTCACCGTGGGTGCGGGCCGCATAGCCCGGCGAAACGCTCACGACCTCGATTGTGCAGGGAATGCCCGCCACCGTAGACCTCACAGTGCACCGCCTTCGGTATCGTCCGCCGGTACGTGCTGCACGCTGCGCACCCGCACGTCGTGGGGCATCACCTTGCCGCCAATAATCTCGTAAATGCGCCGCTCAGTCTGCCGGTGCGCCTGCTTCATCACCCGCTCAGGCAAAGCCTCCAGCACCATGGAGTAATCCTCCAGCACGCCGCGAATGGCTTGGATGCCGGGCGCGTCAAGCCGCAACGCCTGGCCAGCCCTGGACCGCATGCCAGCCTTGGCCAGTGCGGCAACGGCATCTTCCAATAGCCCCGACGTGTCCTCAATGTGGCCCATAACCACCAAGGTCTCCATCAGGTTCACCGCGTCCGAACACACGCACCAGTCGTCGGTCGTCGGTGTTGGCTCCAGCTCGATGCTATGCAAGCCCTCCCACATGCGCGTGAGCTGGTGCCGCCGCCAGGCATCGGGCATCGGCTCCGTGGGGTTGGCCAAGAGCACGTCCCATACCGTGTAGGTGTAAATCACCTGCGGCTTTTGCTTGCGCGCCTTCACGCCGCACGCCCCAGGTTAAAGAAAACGAAAATCAGCACCGCCAAGAGCCCGACACCGGCCAGCACGTCGCGGATAAAACCAAAGGCGTGATCGAAGCGGTTTTCCTCCGGAACTTCGCAGGCCTGGGGCGTTGGGCATATGCCACGGCATATGGCGCAGTTCTTGGCCCGAATCGGTTGTTTTTTTGTTGTCATGGTTTTGTTTGTTTAGTGTTGCCCTGGGGCCGCCAGGGCGGCGGGTTGGTTATGCGTAAACGGCCGTCAAGCTGGTGCGTAGGCCCGTCACTTCCTCAAACAGTCCGCGCAGCTGGTCGCAGTAAGTTTCATCGAAGCTCGACACTTCCTTGTAGCTGGTGCCGCGCACCTTCAAAAAACTCACCGTGTAAGTGTCCGACGGCTCCAGCACCACGCGCACGCAGTTGATGCCATCCCTGGCGAAGTTGCTCGGCAGCTTGAATTGAAGACCATTATTGATGGCGGTAAAGTTCTTTGCACCCGTCATTTTTGCCATCTTCGGCCCGCCAATTTGCTCCAGGATGATGTTTGCAATTTCTATGTTTGTCATTTTGTTTTCCTATTAAGTGTTTGCGATGTAAGTAATTCTAGCGACTTTTTACTTACTTTGCGAATACTTCGAAAATTATTTATAGGGGTTTACCCTCGCCGGTTTCGTTTACCGGGAAATAGAAGCCGGAATATTTCGCGGTCTAGTTTGTGCGCCAGCAGTCCGGGCCAGCTTGCAGGCCAGCCCGGATGCATTGCCACCATACGGCTGCCTTGCGGCTGGTGGCGGCGCTATTGCGTTTGCCGGGTAAGGGCGACGCAATCGCCCCGAAGAAAGGCACCCGGCTGCCTGTCACGGTTCTTTGCTGCAGACCTCTTTTGCCATGCGCGCCTCGGCCTGGGTGTAAGACGCCATCGGGAGCAGCGCGGCCAGCACGTCCCGCTCGCTGGCGTAACGCTTGGGTGCCCAGCCGATGCCCCGGCCCATCATGATGCGGTAGTCACCCCGGCCCAGGCGGTAGGCGGTGATCAACACGGGCACCGCCTCAGCGCGCACCGCGTAGACCGCCTCACCAGCGCCCGGCTTGAACGTCATCGACTAGCGCCAGCATTTCAGCAGCACTCCGCACCAGGCGGTAAATTCCGCCCCGGCGTTGGAATGCGGCCTGCCAGTTTTTTTGTTTCTCGGATTGCGTGCCCTTGGCCGTCTTAAACTCCGGCGCCACAGCCACGCCGATGGTCTTGCCCACCATGTCGGCAGTAATCACCACGGCCACCACAGCGATGGAATCCGCCTGTCCTGGCGTGCCCACCATCACCCGGCGGGTCGGGTCTTCCAGCGCGCGGAACAGGCCCACGGGCTGCTTCCAGATCATCACGTCAGGCCGTGCGCCCACCTCCAGCAGTGCGGGGTGGGAAACGGTTTTTGTTTCACGGTTTTGGGCCATAGGCCCGATTCTAGACGGGTGGCTGCGCTTTTATGTTGTCCTCGACCCATGCACGCATTCGAGCCCAACGCTTGTTCGGGGTCTCGTCGTACCAGGCTTCATCGTTCATAAAAACAATCTCCCTTGCCAGCGGCTCCGCAATGTTGAACTGGCTGGCCACTGTGGCGCTGTCGTCTGGGTCAATTTCTGCCATTGGGATGCCACGGGCTTGCCCCACTACCCCCAGAGTGCAGAAGCTGCCATCAGCAACCAGCTCGTGAGCAATCAGCTCCTTGACTGGCATGGCGTCCATTGCGTCGCGCAGCTCAACCAGCAGGGCCTGGCCCCGCTTGCCACGGATTGCCGATGTTACCGCCCCACGCCAGCGGATTAATGCCCACCCGTCGCAGTCCTCTTCGTATCCGCTGCGGCTCATACCCACCCCCAGCCAAACATAAACATCCACCACCACGCGCGCAGGTAGGCGCCCATGAATAGCGGAATCGCCAGCCAGATGAGCGAGACATTCAGGATTCTAAAAATCAGGTTCATTTGTTTACGACCTCAATAAATAGCACCGCGAAGCACAGGCAGAACAGGGCGAAGGCCAGCCCGCCCCAGCTTGAGCTCGGCTCAGGCATCGGCTCCAGCCTGTTGTCGGTATCGGGGCCAAACGCCTGGCGCATGGTGCGCGGGTAGCGGCGGGTAGTAGGTACGGATGCCATGCGCGCCGGGCAGTCGCGGCCCTGGTTGCAGTTGTAGTCGCAGCAATTCATAACCAGCACACCAGCAGGACAGCCAGGCTGACGCCAATGAACGCGGCCAGCGCGATGTCCAGCATGCGCTCGGTAGTAGGAGAAAAGTCTCGGGTTGGGGTGTAGTTTTGACGGTACATGGTGTTTACTCTGGTTGCGTTGTTGATGCCCCAAGTATAGCGCCGCTATTTACGGCGCAAATACTTTATAGGATTTATTTACTAGGGGTTTACCCTATGCCGCCATTGCCGACACTCGTTCATTCAGCGCCCGCAGGTCTTTGGGCTTCATGCTGCGAATTTCCCCCAGCGTGTGGCCGCACGCCGCATATGGCCCCAAGCCTTGCGCATCGCGTACCCGCTCCAGCCCGGCCAGGATGCCGTCGAATAATTCCTGCTTCGCCTGGCGCGCCTCGACAATCTTCATGGCCCGGAAGCGCCCGATGCCCTGCGCCACTAGCTGCTCGACCGACTGCGCCTGGCCCTGCATCACCCGCTTCTGGCGCCGCATCGTTGCGAGATGTGCGCTCGTCAGCTCCACCAGCTCGCCATCAGACTGCTTGATCACCCGCTCTTGCACCGGGTACTCGTGGCCGCAGGACGGGCAGACCGGCGCGGGCAGGTGAATAGCAAAGCACTTGCCGCAGGTCGTGATCTTCACTTCCGGCTCGTTGTCGTTCGCCGCCCGCTTGCCCTTCTTCACGCCGTCCAGGCTCCAGTCCCGCTCCTCGTCCGGCAGGCCGTGCGTCATCACGGCGCCTACGTGGTCTAGGATGATGGCCTCAGCCTTGCCGGGGAACACCCGCAACGCGCGGCCCACCTGCTGGATGTAAAGCGACAGCGACTGCGTGGGGCGCAACAGAATGGCCACCTCGATGGCGGGCAGGTCGAACCCCTCGCTCACGATGTCGCAGGACGTGAGCACCAGCGTCTGGCCAGCCTCGAACCGCTTAATCACCAGGTCGCGCTCGCTGGCGTCCATGGTGCCGTCCAAAAACTCGGCCGCAATGCCCGCGTCGTGGAACTCACCCGCCACGTGCTGCGCGTGCGCCACCGACACACAGAACGCGACCGCCCGCTTGCCAGGCGCCAGCCGCACGTAATGCGCCACCGCGTCGCCCGTAATGCTCGGCTTGTCCATCGCCGTGGCCAACTGGTCTTTGGCGTAGTCACCGGCACGGGTCCGCACGCCGGTTAAGTCCAGCGCGTTGGGCGGCGCAAAAATCCGGTACGGCGACAGGTAACCGGCGTCGATCAGCTCGCGCATGGTCGGCCCCATCACGATGTCGTCAGCAAAGCCACCAGCGCCCAGGCCCAGGCCCTTGCCGTCCATGCGGCACGGCGTGGCCGTAACGGGTAGCAGCCGCGCGTCCGGGTAGGCCGCAACGATACGCCCCCAGGTGCTGTCGACGGTCAGGTGGTGCGCCTCGTCCACCACGATGATGTCCGGTACCGGCAGCCCCGTGCCCAGGCGCTTCACTAGGGTCTGCACACTGGCCACGATCACCGTGGAGCCCGGCTTCACGTAGCTGCGCCCGTGCGCCTTGAACTGCTCCACCTGGCACTGGCGGATGATGGGGCCAGGCGCGACGACTTGGTGATGGCAGCCGAAGCGCGCCAGCGTGCCCGCGATCTGCTTCACCAGCTCAGCCCGGTGGCACAGCAGGTAAACGACGCGCCCCTTGGCATTGGCGCTGCTCGTCACGTAGCTGAAAATAGTAGTTTTGCCGCCGCCAGTGGGTAAAACCAGCAGCGGCGCGCGCTTGCCAGCAGCGTATGCCAGGCGCACGCCCTGCACGGCGTCGGTTTGGTAGGGTCGCAGGGCTATGCTCACGGCTTCACCCCCGCAAACATATCCACCGTCTGGGCCACCACCTCGCGCGTCGGCTTGTAGGCCACCAGCCGGATTCGGCTGCCCTTTATTGCCTTGGTACCAAGAAACCCCGCACGCTTTGCGCAGGTAGGCCCGACAGGCTCCTTGCCGATGTAGGCCGCCGGTGTAGTCCTGCGCCCACAGATAGCGCAGACCGGCCTCATGCCTGCGCCCCAGTGATAGCGAACCCGAGCTGCTGCGCAATGTGGTGCTCCAGCCGCGCGCCCTTGGAGCTGGACCAGCCGGGCAGCATGTGAATGGCGTTGCAATCCATCATGTCCCGAATGTCCGTGCGCAGGTGCTCGGCCCAGCCCGCGTCTTCCGGTAGCCCGTTTTCAGCGGGGTTGATGACCGAGGCACCACGCCTGCGCAGTGAGGCGGCAGCCTCCGTGAAGGCGGCCCGGTTTGCGTCAGGCATGCCGGTCATCGGCCCGGACAGATAGAAACGGTAAATCATTGAGCACCCCCTACCAGATCGTTGGCCGTCACGGCGCCCTTGCTCCAGGCGAATATTCGGGTGATGGCCTTGGCGCTCGGTGCGATGCGCCCCGTCTCGTAACGGTAGACCGTAACGCCGGTGGTGCTGAGTTGGGCCGCCGCCTTGGCTCGGCTCAGCCCCATAAGTTTGCGGTAGTCGATCAGCTTCATAAGGTGCCCTTTAGTTTTGCTTCAGCCTTCAGCGCTGCGTATGCAATGCAGTCCTCCGCGCTGTCCGCGTGGTAGCCCGGCTGCTGAAACAAGCGCACATCCTTGAGCACTTGGAGCAGTAGCCAGCCCTCGGGCTCGGCCAGGTCGCGGCCCGTGATGGCGTTGAACGCCTGCACAGCGCGGCCCATGCTGCGCTCGCCCTCTGGCTTGTCGTATGTAGCGGCCCGGTCATTCATGTGCCGGGCCGCCTGGCTTAAAAGTTCGTCGGCCTTCATGTTTAAAACACGTCGTCGTCAGTGCCACCGGCTGGCGCGTCGATCTCGCCGGTCGCGGGGTCAACGGTGGCCGGGTTTACAGCGCTCGCGGAGGCCGCCGCGTTCAGCGCGTCTACTGCCGGGTCTGGCTCGCTGGCGTACTCGGTCTCCTCGCGCGCCTTGTCGTAGGCAGTAGCGCTGGCCGCGCACTGGTCGCGGAACGCCGTGCCCAGCGCCTTGCGGATTGCGGGGGTGAGGGCATTCCAAGCGGCCTTGAAACGCTCCAGCCCCTGCTCACAAATGTTCAGCAGCTTGCCGCGTGCCTGCTCGATGGCCGGGTCCACCCGCACGGCGCCGTCCACCCAGGCGCGCAGGGCCTTGCCGTCGTCGGCGCTCACGTAGCCATGGGCGCGGCCCATGATGCCCTGCAGCTCGGCGGGGCACTTCAGCACGTCCTGGCGGTAACCTTGGTCGTGCATCATCAGCGAGACGGTCGCCTCGTAGCTGAAATTTCCCTCCTGAATCGGCTGGATGCCCAGCTTCACCGGGTTCTTGGTGTCGGTGAAATCCGTCTTCTCGCGCGCGCGGGTGCAGGCAATGATGTGCGCCTGGCTTTGCAGCATGTGGGTCATAAACCGCTTGTGCTCGGCCTTGGCCCGCTTCCAGTCTGGAAACTTGGTCATGCCCGCGATTTCCTGGCAACCGCCCGGGCCTTCCCACTCGTGCGTCACGCTGTCGATCACGATCACCTCGGCGCCAGACTTGCAGGCCACGTCGATGGCCTCGATGTAGCGGGCCGGGCTGAACGGCGCGTAGAAATCAATGATGTTGAACGCCTCGGGCAGCGCGTTGGCGTAAAGCGAGCCCCGGCGGTTCTCGGTGTCGATCAGTAGCACCTTGCTGGCGTCACCACCGGCCAGGCCGTAGGCGATCTGCAGCGCGGTGAAGGTCTTACCCGAGCCGGACACGCCGGACAGTTGAATCAGGAGGCGGGCGCCTTGGCGCTCTGCTTTGCGTACTTGAAATGACATAGTTTTCTTTCGTGGTGGGTTAAATAAATGGGCGCAGGTTCGGAGCCGTCCAGCCGTCGGGCTTGCCGATCTTGCCGCCCTCAATAATCACGGGCTTCCCGTCGATCAGCTTGGCGTCGTTGCTGTCCATCACAGCGGCGTCGGCGCCCGGCTTGTCGAAGCCCGCCAGATAGGCCACGCCATTGCCGGTAACCTCGGTGTCGCACAGCGCATCGAGCGCGTCGGTCCGTAGATAAACCGGGATGTAGACCTGCTGCTCAGACCGTTTCAGCTTGCTGCCGAACCACTCCAGGTCGATGCGCGTGCGCTCGATCAGTTTTGCATAGCCCTCGCTGTCGGTGCGCAGGGTCTTGAGAAATTCGCAGAACTCCTCGATGTGGCAGCCCACTTGCACGCTCAGGTTCTCGGGGCTCGGCGTCTTGCCGCAGGCGGCCAGCCATTCGGCGGTGCGTTGGTAGTTGGTCATGCTGCACCGCCTTCGTGAACTTGCTTTTCCGCCCAGGTAGGCAGCGCCAACTCGGTCACCAGGCCGGTGTAGCCTGGCCACTCAATGCGCTCTTGGCACGCAGCGATCTGGGGCAGCATCGCGTCTATGCGCTTGTCCCAGTAGGCGGTCAGGTCAGCACCGGCGCTGTAGTAGGCGGCAGCGTGCGGGCTGTCCTTTTCCTGCGCCAGCCACAAGAACGCGGGGCGGCCCTTGGTGCCCAGCAGTTGCTGATAGACGCGGGGATAAAACGCGGCCTGCAGCCCGTAGTCCAGGTTCCACACCTGGCGCCCGAACCCGGCGGGGCTCGCGTCCGTGGTCGTCTTGCCGTCGATGATCAGCCCGTTCGGGAACATCTTGGAAGGCACCAGGCAATAGTCCGGGCGGATTTTCAGGCGCACCCCGGTGGCCGGGTCAACAGCGAACATGGATTGCTCAGCGGCGCCCATGTGCCCGAGCTGGTCAAACACCACGCGGCTGACCGGCAGGTCGCGCGCAATGGCCGCCATCTTGTGCACGGCCCCGATGCTGTCCGCGCTCAGGATGTCCCGGCCTTGCAGCTTGGGGCGCCACTCGGTGATGAACGCCAGGTCGGACTGCGGCACGGCGGTTAGGCCTTGAGCCTCAAACGTGGCCGCCAGCGCCTTGCCCTCTTTGGTGCTCAGCTTGATGTCGTCCGGCACGCCGCGCAGCGAGCTGAACACATTATCGTTAGCCAGGCACTCGGCTAGCAGCTTGGCCAGGTTGGTGGCCGGGTTCAGATCGTGATTTGTGGCGAAACGCGCGTCAAACTCCTTGCCCTCAAACACCGCGCAATGCCAGGCACGCCCAATGCGAAAATGCTTTTTGTCGGTGCTCTGGCGTGCGGGGTCGATGCACGCGGCCCAGTAATGCAGGGGCGAAACTGAAAAGCGTTTTAGGCCGCTGGAACCCACCGCAAGGTCGCGGTGATAGTCCTCGTTCGGCATGTCGGGGAACGTCCCCAGCAATCCGTTTGTCGTCATAAAAAATCCTCGGTTATTACGTGCCAAGTATTAGCACGGGGTAAATAGTAACACAGGTTTTTAGAGCTACTGTGTTCACGCAGTAAATATAGTATGATTGCGCGGCAGGCATAAGCCCGCAAATATTTAGCACTCTACGAAAGCAAAATTATGCAGCTGACAGGACTCGCCCGACTGGGCAAAGACGCGGAAATGCGCACGATTCAGGGCGGCACCGACAAGGTGGCCAGCCTCTCCCTCGCGTTTAATTATGGGCGCAAAGGGCAGGACGGAAACCGGCCCACGCAATGGGTGGACGCCAGCCTCTGGGGTAAGTTGGCAGAATCGTTGATCGACTACTTAGTGAAGGGCCAGCAGGTCGTGGTCACCATCGACGACCCGCACATCGAAACCTACGAAGGCCGCAACGGGCCAGGCCACAAACTGGCCGGGCGCATCAGTAGCATCGAGCTGGCCGGTTCACGCCAGGACAGCGCGGCACGCCAGGCACCGGCGGCACAGCAGCCACAGCGCCAGGCGCCAGCGGCATCACCTGGGGCAGCGCCTAAAACCGGCTTCAATGACATGGACGACGACATCCCGTTTTGACACAGGTTAAGTGGGCGCAGTGGCGCGCGCCCACAGCAACGTAAAACCCTTTACGGCTTGTTGTGTCTTCTACTGCACCTTAGTTGTGCAATGAATATAAAGGTAGGAACAGAACTTGACGCCAGAAAATATTACGGCTCTCCAGAACAACCTTGGTCTTTCCGATAACCGGATGGCCGCAGCCCTCGGGGTTACCCGGCAAACATTCAGAAACTGGCGGCGCGGCTGCAAGTGCCCCCAGCTTGCCCAGAACGCCATGCGTTGGATGATTGAGTTGCGGCGCCTGTCACCGGCCAATGACAACCTGCCAGACCGCATCCGTTATAACCCGATTGTGCCGATGCTTGCGGGCGTCCATTGGGCGCAATTCATGGGTTAAATAGGCTTCAGTACAACACCCAGTACAACATAGGGGCGCAAACCGGCATGAATGCTAGGATGCGACCCCTTTTTTATGCCCTGTCCGTCCAGTCCATCATAGGCGCCACGCAGAATAGCCGTTTACCGTTTGGGCTGCTAAACGTTTGCTTTTGCATAGCCTTTTACCTCCTACTTCCCGCCAGGCGGCACCGTTTATGCTGTACTGTTGAACCGTTTTCCGGCATTAAGTACAACATTGTTAGACCGAATTGGTCCATGTTGTACCGGGAGCAGGCAATGGGTAGCATTACAGCGCGCAAGCGCAAAGACGGAACGACCGCCTACATGGCGCAGATCGTCGTAAAGCGCGGGGGCACCATCGTCCACCGGGAAAACAAGACCTTCCCCGCCAAGCGCGAGGCCGCCGGGTGGGTTGCCCGCCGGGAGGATGAGCTGGCGCGCATGGGCTCGCAGGACGGCGCCATTGACCCCACGTTGGACGCCGCGATTGACCGGTACATCAAGGAAAGCGTCCGGGACTTGGGCCGCACGAAGGTACAGGTTTTGAACGCCATAAAACTGGACAGCCTGGCCCGCATGCGGTGCGGCGAAATTCGCAGCGTCGACGTGGTTGCCTTCGCCCGCAAGCTGCTGGACGGCGGGCGCAAGCCTCAGACCGTGCAGAACTACCTTTCCCACCTGGGGGCCGTGTTCGCCATCGCCAAGCCCGCTTGGGGTTACCCGCTAGACCGCCAGGCCGTGGCCGACGCCTTCACCGTCTGCAAGCGCATCGGCATCACCGCCAAGAGCAGCGAGCGCGACCGGCGCCCCACGCTGGCCGAGCTGGACAAAGTACTCGCCCACTTCGCCAGCATCCGCGCCAAACGGGTGGACAGCAACCCCATGGCCGACGTGACGCTGTTCGCGCTGTTCAGCACCAGGCGCCAGGAAGAAATCACCCGGCTGGCCTGGGCCGACCTCGACACCGAGCACAGCCGCGTCCTGGTGCGGGACATGAAGCACCCCGGCCAGAAAATCGGAAACGACCAGTGGGTGGACTTGCCCCCGGAAGCCATGGCCGTGATTGCGCGCCAGCCCAAGGACAGCGAGCGCATTTTCACCTGCAGCACGGACGCGGTGAGCGCGGCCTTCACGCGCGCCTGCCAGTTCCTCGGCATCGACGACCTGCACTTTCACGACCTGCGGCACGAAGGCGTCAGCCGCCTATTTGAACTGGGTTGGACAATCCCGCACGTCGCAGCGGTCAGCGGGCACCGGAGCTGGCAAAGCCTCAAGCGCTACACACACCTGCGCCAGCGGGGCGACAAGTACGCGGGCTGGGCGCACCGGCCCCAGGCGTAGGGGTTACTTCGGCCAGGCCTCAACCAGGCGGCGGTGGCGGCTTTGACATTCCCGGTAGGCCTCGACGGTGTGCAGCGACCAGCGCAGAACAGCGGAGCCGCTACCGTTGGCCGGGGCCGCCAGGTCAGGGCACGGCTGGCGCAGGTTTGCCGGTGGCGGCACCGCCTCGGGTTGCGCTTTCGAGGAGGCGCAGCCCGTCAGAATCAAAACACACATCACGGTAAATAGGTTTTTCAACAACACGCTCAACCTCCGAAAAAATCGTCTTAAATTCCGTCTGGATTTGCACCCGGTCAGCCTCGTGGCCGCCTGCCGCCGTGTCGGCCTGGCGGGCCTGAAAGCGGCGCACCTCGGCCTCATGCTCAAGGCGGGCGGCCTCAGTCGCCGCAAAGCGCCAGGACTGCACCTTCCAGGCGCCAGTGGTGCCGATCACTAGGGCGACCAGGGCAGCGATGGCGTGTGTGTAAATCACGCCAGCGCCTCGCCCGCTTCGTCGGTCAGCGCACGCCGTTCGGCCAGGCCCACCGTGCCACCGTTGACGCGCTTGGACACCTTAACGACGTTGCCCATGATGGCGTCCGGCACATTGCCCTCCCACCAGGCGATGCACACGCGCAGGGCCTCGGCGGTAGGCTTGCGCAGCAACTCGGGGCGGTCATAGACCGGCACGCCGGTGGCGGCCTGCACCGCGCGCAGGTTATCGGCGCCCGTGATCTGTATCAGCCCGCTGCCTCGGTTACGCCAGCCGTCGCCAGGTGCCGCGTTCCCCATGCGCCCACCGTAGACGCGGTTTGCCAACGCCTCGGGGTTGCGCAGGAAGGGGCGCTCGTCACCCAGCGAACGGAAGCGCGACGGCCAGACGGCCATAAGGCGGCCCGGCGTTTTGTAGTACAGGCCCTCCTCCAGCTTTTCGAGCATGACCGATTCGTGCAGCACCTGGCCCAGGAAATCGTCCAGCTCGTCGTCGCCCTTGCTGAAAGTGCCGGGGCCGATCACCTCGGCAAAAATAGGAGCCCACACGGATGCGGTGGCGCGTGCGACGCCCAGCTTAGCAAGGATGCCGCGCCACTCGTCCGGGGTTCTGGTAGTTTGTTTCATGCCGTGTATTGTAGGCACCGCGCAATTTTGCGGAAGCAGTAAACTATTCACACTATGGAAATCTCAGTACAAAGCGACATCGACAAAGCAATTGCAAAGCTGACGGCGGCGTTCAGCGCGCGCCAGTTGCCATTCGCCATTGCCAAGGCATTGACCACCACGGCCAAAGACGTGCAGGCCGAAGTGAAAAGCAACATGCCCGAGCGGTTCACGATCAGGCGCCCGTGGGTCATTGGCGGCATCATGATCAAACCAGCGAACAAGCAAAACTTGGAAGCCACGGTATTCAGCCGCGATGCGTTCATGGGCCTGCAGGAATTTGGCGGCCCGAAAGACCCTAGGGGCCATTTTATTGCGGTACCCACCTCGATGGTGAAGCGCACGGCCAAGGACATGATCAAGAAAGCCGACAGGCCCAACGCCCTGGGCGATAAGGTGAGCGTGGTCGAATACAACGGGCAAAAATTCCTCGCCCTGAAAAAGCCCCGCAAGGCAGCGAACGGCCAGCGGCTGCGCTTTCTCTACCTGCTGATTCCAAGGGCGAAAATAAGCGAGCGATTAAAGTTGCGCGAGGACGGCGACAAAGTGATCAGGGCCAAGTTCAGCCAGAATCTGGAGCAGGCGCTCGAGCTTGCTATGCAGTCCGCGAAGCGTTGATAGACCGGGCCCGGCGCCGGTCGTCTTTGATTTTTTTCCACAAGGTTGCGGTGCCAAATAAGGCGACGCCAGCGGCAAACAAAGCGGAGGCGTTCATGCGTTCCGGGCTTTGCGCAGTAGCCCATATTTCAGCGACGGAAGCGATGCAGGTAATGGCCATGCCGATGCGTTGGCCCAGGTTGTCGTGGTAGCGTGGGTGCAGGACGGCAAGCGCGCAGATAACCGCAATAGCCGCCAGTGAAAGACAGTAGACCGTTTGCATGGTGCTCTAGCCCCCAAGGCGTTTTTTAATCGACTCCCATACGTCGCCCGCCATCTGTGCAGCGGGCAGCACCTGAATTGCCTCGTAGACCTTGGCCGCGATGGCCATGCCGAAAAGGCCGATCAGGAAACCCACCAGGCCCTCGGCAGTAGCCATCCCAAGCCAGTGCGCTGTGGGCGTCGTCGCATAGTAGCTAAGGGCAGCGCCACCCATGGCCATGCTGAACCGTTCCGGCAAAGTGCCCTGAACAAAGCGCAGCGAGACAAAAGCCCCGCACACGCCCGCAATCAGGTTACCAAAGGATAAATCAATTGAGCTTGTATCGGTGGCCATGGGAGTGGATTCTAAGCGGTTTCACAGTGCATTGCCATCCGTTGCGCGGGGCGTATCAGTTGGCGGCTGGCACGCCAGCACCAGGCTCGGCCTGCGCCGCATTCTGCATTGCCACCTGGGCGCTGATCTTGTCGAACGTGGCCTTGGAATGCTTGAAGGGCAGCTCGCCCAGGCCAGCGGCGATCACCGCCAGGTCGTTCTCGTCCAGCTCAATGGTGTGGGTTTTCACGCGATGATTTCTTTCAGTTCATTGGGGGTGGCTGCCGCTTCGATTGCGCCCTGCATGGCGGCATACTTCTCGCGCACAGCCTGGCGGGCCTCCTCGGCGGCCACGGCCTCGGCAGGAATCGTGGCCTTCACGTCCAGCGGCGCAAACTCGGCCGCGCGGGCTTGGCGGCGCACGTCGTGCGCGATGGCTTTTGCCTTGTCGATGTTGATTGTGATCATGCCGTGTACTCCCAGGCGTTGCGGAACGTGCGATCGTCTGGCACGTCCGTGGTGTTGATGATCTTAAATGGCTTGCCAAAGGGAACGTCCTTGCGGGCGATCTCCTCGATGGCCATGCCACAGTCGGGGGCGGGTACGATGACGGCCACGCCGCCGTCGTCGGTTGGGTAGATGATGCGTTTATTCATGGGTTTTCCTATCTATGGACAATGATACAAGCTCGAGTGGGGTCTATGGGCGCGCCATTATATGAAAGCCATGTTTGCGTCCGAACAGATGTACTGGTTTGGGCTGTTGGTCCCCATAACGTCGTTGTCCATGGATACGTGCCGTCATCACTAGACGTGCAAGTTACCGCAAAGTTTGCGTCAGTAACCGCCGCTGCAAAATTTGCCGTGTAGTTTCCGGTTCCATTATCGGTAATGCTGCTCACGTTAAATGACGCCCGAATAGCAACCGTTCCCGTCCCGTTAAAGTTGACCCACGCTTTAGCCGTGCCAGGCACGGTTATCGCCGGTGCGCCAGTTCCGGGCACGTCTTGAATTGCGTTTACTCTTAGTGTGCTCAATCACCGGCCCAGCCTTTCGTGTTCATTAAAGTTTTTCAGCGGAAATATGAGAGAGAAACGTCAGTCTCATCTTGGTTGACACCGTTATTTGTGTTTTTGGTGTTTATGCGATGAGCGGAGGCAGTGCGAGATGCTGTGGCTAAGCTGGAAAAGACCGTAGAAGACGAGGATGATGCGCCTGCAAATCCATAATTTGCATCAGCAAAAGCCGCCGTAAAGTTTGCCGTGTAGTCGCCCACCCCGTTGTCCGTAATGCTTGACACATTAAACCCAGCCCGTATCGCCACAGTCCCAGTGCCATTGAAATTCACCCAGGCCTTGGCGCTGCCGTCCACTACGGTGGCAACCGGCACGGACTTGGTGCCAGCTGCGTTCGTTAGGGTGTCTGTTCTAAGTGTGCTCATGGGGTTCTTTCAGCGGAAGACGGCGACGGTTACCAAAGAAAAATCAGACTTTGCAGAAGTAGTCCCGACAGATGTCGTCACCCTTGCTTGGTTAGCGGCGTAAATGTTTACACCACAAATCCGGTTTACGTCGCTTGCGTTGGTTGCCTCTCCCGCGCTCCCCACCGCTGACATATTTGCATCGGCCATTGCCGTCGTAAAGTTCACCGTGTAGTCGCCAACACCGTTATCGGTAATGCTTGACACGTTGCCACTTGCGCGGATTGCCACGGTACCGGTGCCATTAAAGTTCACCCAGGCCTGCGCCAGGTAACGCTCAATGCCGCTGGTGTTCTTGACTGCGTTAACTCGAATTTCGCTCATACGATCACCCAGGATGACCCCACCGGCACGGTGACAATGATGCCGCTGCCGACCGTTACCGGTCCCGCGCTCATGGCGTTTTTGCCGCTTGTGATGGAGTAGTTGGTTGTTACTGTTTGGCCGTTCTCGACAAAAATATCGTCAGAGCCGCCGCCCGTTGCGCCGCCGCCTACCGCGCCCCAGGCCGCGCCGTTGTAGCCCTCGAACTTGG